TATGATGCGAATCCAATTGAAGTGTATATTCTTCACCATTATATTGTTGTTGAATTAAATTTCTAGCCCAACATACACCTTTACTTTCAACATATGGAATATCCATATATTCAATTAAATGTTTGATAGGTTCCAATGTTTCATTGTCATCGTGTTGCCACGCAACTACAATTCTTAATGATGCTTTTTCAACCAAGTCCAAAACTGTTGGAATTAATTCGGGATCTCTATAACTTGCTATTTGAACAAATATTTTATAACCTATTTTATAACTCATTTTATGATAAACTTGCAGATCTTAATGTACCATTCGCACTTCTAGCAAATAAATACATAACACCATTATTTTCTATTACAGCAAAACTTCCAGATGAAAGTGAACTTGTATATGCAAAATTTGAACTGCTAATTACATTATATCCTGTGGAATATACTTGTCCACTACTACTTACACAAAAAGTTGTGGTCAAACTTGAACTTCCATATGTTACTTCAATTGCTTTATGTAAATGATATGTTTGTGGATTTGATGCACTACTGCCACTAAATACTTCAATTGTAAATCGTGAACTGGTATTAATTGTAGATGGTGATGCACCTATATTAAATGTACCATCTCTAGATAAAGATTGTGCTCCTTTTTGAGGCCAAAAATATAATCCATTGGATCTTGACGACATTACATAAGATACAGGCGTAGATTCACCAGTAACTTGTTTTGATACAAATTGTGAAGATCCACTATAACTAACTAAATCAATTGTTCCCCTAATATCATATGGAGTTCCTGGTGCAGAATTAGCACCATCTGCATTTACAATTAATGCCCAAGAATCTCCAGATGAAGACTGAGCACTTTGTAACATTAAACTACTATTATATTCGGCTCTTACTGCCACATATCCTCCATTAGAACCTGTAACAAATAAAGCAGGATTTGATTTTTGTATTTTTAAATCTTGTGTAGATGTAAAATACCCAGTTTCAGCATAAAATGCGTTTGTTGATCCTAATGTCGTGGAGTTTGTCCAAATAGGTATATAATTAGTTGTTCCCGCACCAAACAAAGTACCAGCACTAGAATTTAATGCATAACTAGCAGTTAATGCGTTTGATGAACTTAATGCGTAACTACTACTATTAGAAAAATCTGAATATGATGAACTAATAGATCTACTGGAACTAATTGCCCAACTACTTGTTCCTACAAATTGAGGTGATGTGCCTGTTCCTGTAATTCTGCCAGTTAAAGATCCAGTGAAACTGCCAGTTGAAAATAAATCTTGTAATTGTGTCAAACTAGCTCTATAAGTTTTTATAGAACTGCTTTGATCAATTGGAAAAAAATCACTACCAGTTAAACTGGCAATAGGATCTAATTGACTAATTTTTATACTTGTTGTTGGCATAGTCTATTTTTAAAGATTTAATTCTAAAATTGAAAGTGTAGATGGCAGAGTAATCGTGCCCGCATAACTATTAATATAAATTGTATCTCCACCGTTAGTTGAATATTTCACGCTGTATGTTCTTGGTGATAAATCTGTAGCTGTATCAACATATGTAACAGTATTTCCTACAGCAATACCACCGTCAGACCAAATAAATTTATCTACTAATAAAGTTGAATCTTTATATAAACTACCGTATCCATATCCCGATCCACCAAAAACAGATATATTAACCGTTATTGTAATTAAAAACTTTGATGTTGTAGTCTTTGGTGTAACTGCTTTGGATATACCAGTATATAAAGTAGGATATATTACATTAGTTGTTACTGCAGTGTTATCAACTTCGCTATATACGCTTAAAATTCCATTTGGAGTGCTTACATAACTCGCTGTTATAGCGTTACTGGATGATAAAGAATAACTGGATGATAATGAATAACTGGCGGATCTAGCATTGGAAGATGAAACAGAAAAACTTGCAGTACCAAAATATCCAACTGCATTTGTTACGCTAGAACTAAAAGTTGTAGAAGATACATTTCCGACTACTGTTAATTTATTGTTATTAGTTGTATCCCATGAAAAATTTGAATTTCCACCAAATGTTCCAGCATTAGAATTAAATTGAACATTTCCAGTTGCACCACCCGGAGAAGTAAGTGTACTAGTCAAATTAATTTGAACTGCATTATTTATTGTATCATCTGTTAAAGAAACATTTGAACCCGCACTAATATTTTTAAACTGTAAATCTACACCAGATTTTTGTTTGAATAATCCAATACCTGTAGATCCAATATTACTTGCAGTATTTGATTCACCAGATCCACCACCACTTGCAGCATAAGCTGCAGTTAAAGCATTTGTTGCCCAACTGCTTGTTCCTAATAAACTGCCAGTAAATGAACCAGTAAAACTGCCAGTATAATTACCGTTAAAAATAGATGCGGACTTTGCATTAAATACATAGTCCGCAAGATCTATTGATGTAATCTTTTTGGTTTCTTGCGCAGCAATATCTGTAATAAACAACAAGTCATTGGATTGAACTTGTGAATCAGTATAAGCTGCTAATTCAGTAATTATCTTACTATTGGACATATATCTTTATTAGATATATATATATCATTGTGGTTTGACATTTTTTAATTTTTTAACAATATATTTTACCAAAGTACTTCTAACAATGTCTTCTTCAGTAAATTTAAATGTATAAATACCATTTTCTTTACTTTCATCATCGTCAAAAGCATTCATTATCTTAGTAAAACCACTTTTACCATTAATATCGCTTTGATCTGGATCTCCTAATATAAATACTTTACTGAATTCACCTACTCTTGTAATCAATGTTGTTATTTCTTTTACAGTCATGTTTTGTGCTTCATCCGCAACAATACATTTAGCATTCCAGTTTAATCCTCTCAAAAATCCAAGTGGAATACTATCCAAACGATTTTCTTTTTGTAGACTATCAATATCTCGTTTTGGTAACAATTCTGCCAATTTTTCCAATAATGGTTGAATATATGGAGCCATTTTTTCATCAGCTTCACCAGGCAAAAATCCAATTTTACTGTCAGCACTTTCTACAGCACTTCTGATATAAAGTAAATCACTTACTTTCTTTTGATTTAATAATTTTAAAGCACTATAAATTGAAATATATGTTTTACTTGAACCTGCAGGACCACTTACAAAAATTAATTTTGTGTCCTTATTTAATGCAATATTTAAAAATTCTTTTTGTTTTTCTGTTAATTCTCTTTCAAATATAGATAACTCATACTTTAATTTTGTTCTTTGATATACGACTGGGCTTGTATCATGTTTATGTTCGACGCTGGTTTCGTTGTTGTTGTTATCATTTTTTGACTTTTGAAGTTTTTTGCTTTTTTTCATGCGTTAATTTATTTAAAGCTGAGTTTAACTTTTGTTCGACATTTTTAACTCTGATACATAACTCATAATGTTCCTTCTCAATATAATATTGATATACATTTTCCAAATTTTCTTTGAATTGATCTTTTGGTAATGTAACTACAAAATCAGAATCATTAAAACTAAATAATTCAACAAAACTTAATTTCTTGTCTATTGCATATTCAATTGACGAAATAACATGTTCCATCATTTGAATTTTATTGTTTTCAATGAACTTATTCATTTCATTGAAATTTGAAGGTAACGAGTATAATTTATGTTTGGATGCTTTTGGCATACGGATATAAATATCAAAAACATTGTTACAAAAAACAAAAAACGCTATTAAAGTTATTTTAATAGCGTTACATCAATTTACTATTTTATTAAATTATAATACTTTATGACGAGTTTCGTTGTATTCAACTAACTCAATTTTAGTACCATCCGGCCACTTTTTAACAATACCAGACCAATGATCAAATTCAGTCTTCGCATCATTCTTATTAACATATACTAACTCACTTACTCTCAACCCACTTCGTGTAACAACATAAAATTTCTGTTCTGTAGTTACATTACTTTCGGTACCGTTTTCTTTTTTATTAGTCTTTTTAGACATATTAACTATATAGTTTAATTGTTATTACTTTGGTTTTAATGTAAAAATTTATGATAACCAGTCATAAATTAAATCATTCATCATCACCTTCAATATCTTTGGAAGATGCCAATGGAAGTGAACTTGTTTCTTCAACAATAGCTTTAATTTCGCTCTCAATCTCTTTCATTTTTTCTTTATAACCGGCAGCTACATCCTTGAAATCTTTCTTTACAAAGATTAATTTTTCTGTCAATTCATACACTTTCTTTTCTGCTTCTTGTTTTGTCATATACTATATTTTATTATTTGTTTTTACTTATCACCGAAATTGGTGGACATAAAGGGAGTCGAACCCTTGTCTTTAAAACAGTATCATAATCAGACTACGTGTGTATACATTTTTTAGTTGTTAAGAACAATTATATTAAATGTCAAAACTAATTGTCCTAAAGATTTACAAAATACTCAACCAACAATGCAAATCAAATTGTTGATATAGCCTGATAGTTTACACTCAATATTATTATCAGACATCATAATATCGAATGTGCAGCCAAATTAGGCTGCTAGTGCTACTGCATCACGGGAGGTGAAGTTGTAGCTGATTACATTATCTTCAGCAGTTAATGTTTTGATAGAAGTTTTAAGAGGCCAACTATCATCCTCTACACGCCTAACTAGTCAATTGTCTTAAATCGAGACCAGTATATGCCCATAAATTCTCAAAGATCAAAAAATTCTTTATACGAAATTGTTTCATCTAAACCCAGTTCTTTTCTCATATTTGCAAATAATTCTTTACCTCTTTCAACTGAAACTGGTTGTTTTAACTCTTCTCTTTTAATATCTTTAACAACAATTTCTATTTCACGACGGATTCTATTAGATTCTATCGGATTATTATCCTTGGTTTCTAACTCGTCTTGCAATTGACTCAATTTATTTTTTAAGTCGTTTAATTTCTTATTTTTTTCCATTCTTATAAATATATAAGAATTTTTCTAAAAGTGGAGCGGGTAGAGGGAATCGAACCCTCACATCAACCTTGGCAAGGTCGAAGGCTACCACTACATCATACCCGCTTTAAAATGGTGGACCGTAAGGGAATCGAACCCTTCCCTAAAGCTTGCAAAGCTCCCGTGCTACCACTATCACTAACAGCCCATTTAAAAATCTTACACCAATATATAGTATAAGTCAAATCAAAAAACAAAATTTATCCCAGACACCTTGGCGGTTTTATGGGCATATTTAACCCACAGATTATTAGCCGAACACAGCCGTTGGTTATTGTTTCGGACCTAGCCAAGTTCAAACCTCTACCGTTGTCTGATATATAAAATGGTCGGAATGACAGGACTCGCACCTGCAACCTCCTAGCTCCAAACCAGGCCGTCTACTATTGACATTACATTCCGATTAAAATGGTTGGGGATGATGGAATCGAACCACCACAAGCAGATTCAAAGTCTGCCGCACTACCATTATGCAAATCCCCAGTTAAATTGGAGCGGGTAGAGGGAATCGAACCCTCTCATGGGCTTTGG